ATTACATGATGTTCGGACGGGCAAAGAGAAAGCCCCATCAAAACCAGCATAATTTTCTATCAGTGTCCGAATACCGATTTGTCTATTTTAACACAACTATTTCAAAGCTGCTCGCATTGCTTGTATTGATGATATTGCCTTCATTCGTAGCTTTACACATTCTGATGGAGTTTGCTTTCCGCCTAAATGCAGTGTTTTCCCATTGTGATTAATAGTGGCCACATAAACGCCGCCTTTTTTGTAAAACATTAATAAACACCTTCGTATTTTAAGTTAGAGAATCTTGCGTATTGGAGTTCGGTTTTTAGTAAAACCTTACCAGTCTCACCCTGTCTATTCTTTCTTACTAATATCTCAGTAATACCTTTGGCCTCTGAGTTCTCGTTATAAACTTCATCACGATAGATAAACATGATCACATCGGCATCCTGCTCTATCTCACCTGATTCACGCAAGTCAGCCATCACAGGGCGTTTGTCCGGTCTTTGTTCTAGCCCTCGGCTTAACTGGCTTAACAAGATAATCGGTGCGTCTATCTCTTTAGATAGGCTCTTGAATTCCCTAGTGATTTCACCAATGCCTTGCACTCGGTTTTCCCCGTTGATTCGCATAAGTTGAAGGTAATCAATAAAGTAAATAGGGTTTTCATTTCTCGCCGCATGAGTTCTAATTGTGTTTTTCATGTATTGAACTGTATGGCCTGAACCATCATCAATCATAATATTTCTATCTTTCATTATATTGAAGCCAGCAGTCAGTTTCCCCCAATCTTCATCTTGCATATTAAACTTAGCTTTAGTGTTGAGTGAGCCAGCAGCGCAGACCATACGATCTGTAATTTCCTCTTGTGTCATTTCCATTGTGAAAAACAAAGCATTACAGCCTGATTTTTCAGCCGCATCCATCATATTCAAAGCTAGTGCAGTTTTACCCATAGAAGGACGTGCGCCAATAACGTAAAGCTTCCCACCTGTAAAGCCATTGAGTTGAGCATCAAGATCAATAAAACCTGTTGGAATGTAAGTTAAACCGCCACTAGATATTAATTCCATTTTAGCAATAACAGCGTTTAACCCATCGTTAATATGGTGCTGAGTCTTAGAATCTACCTTGCTTAGCTCCATAAGTTGTTTTAATGCGTCATCCACCGCCTGAGCGCCGCTGTCAGCCTCGTTCGCCATATTCCCTATACTTTGTACTGTTCTGCGCTTCTTCTCGTCTCTGATGCGTTCTGCGTAATGTTCAACATTCGCCGCGCTTGCTGTGTTATCAAGAATATTAATAAGGTTATCTAGGGTAAGGTTGCACAGGTATTTTGGATTACTTAAAGCGTCACTAAGAGTGAATACATCAACTGGGTTGCCTTGCTCACTCATATCAAAAATACAGCGTAGGCATTCAGCGTAATCAGTGTTACCAAAGTCAGCAGGTGATACAAGACGCATAACACCTTGTATTGCATAGTTATCAAGTATTAGAGAGCCAATCACCATTTTTTCAAAATTCATGCTTTTAATCCTTTTAAACCGTTAATCACTTGTTCGCTTTGCTTCTTTGGTTGTTCGTATGCTTTTCTTGCTTCGACTTGGTTTATATTTAAGTTCAATGGTGGAACTTTCTTCTTCATCCAATCAGCTTCAAAGCTTCGCCATCCAGATATTGACCAGACATCCATACATTGATCTATTGTGTATCCAGATTGAATGGCTAAATCTAACTGTTTAATTAGCATTTTCTTACTTCTTGGTGTTAGTGGTGCTTTTGCTGCTTTTCTGAGTGTTTTAATTTCTAATTCTATTTCCTTTGTTATGTATGACGGCCACTCATTCTCTTGTTTAGTATTTGGTTTATTATCTGGTTTACTATCTGGTATAGGTTCGCCCTCAGGGGCAAATGCATCTGCCCTTGAGGGCAAATCGACTTGCCCTGTAGGGCAAATGGCTTTCTGTGCGTGCTCCAGCGTAGTTACGGTGTACCAAGTAGTCCTGTCGTACCCTTTTTTGTTGTATTTTCCCTTAATTAAATAACCTTCATTTGCTAGCTTATCTAGCGCGGTTCTAATCTGCTTTTCAGTCAGATAGTCAAACAGTGCTGAGAACGCCTTTATGCTGTTATATGACCAATAATAACCGTCATAAAAATGCTTATCGTTAGCCTTATTCTTGTCTACCCAGTACTCTAAGTTGTACAAGATTATTGCTGCATTGATACCTACCTTTTTTGCAATATCAGTCTTAAATGAATGAATCTTTGACATGCTATCTAACCTCCTCAAAGAAAAACTCAAACTCTGGAATATCAAGCTCATAACCAAGATCTATAAGCTTTAAAGCTTGAGCTGAGTTTATTATTTCAAACAAAGGAGTTCTTTTTATTGCACATAAAAACCTAAACTCCTCTAGTGACTTATTCCCCTTTGATGAGTTGCAAGACCTACACGAAGGGACTTTATTAGACATTTTATTACTGCCGCCTTTCGATCTTGGCACCACATGATCAAGCGTCAATGGATTTAATTCTGAGTCATCACAACCGCAGTAATAGCAATTACTAAGCATAATACTTTCCTTTAGGCATAAAAAAACCGTTAATACGCTTCTCTGCTCGCACATCCAATACTGCCCACATACAAACAGTCTGGAATACAAAGAAGCCTATTAACGGCTCTAGTTAATGTAATGTGTATTTTCTATCCGGTGCGAACGGATTAAACTTATCCTAGCATAATCAAATTAATTGGCAAAAACTTATTTTATAAAAACATAAAATAGGACGGCGCAAGACTTCGCTATCGTATTGGCTAATATGAGTTTATAGACGTAAAAAAAGGGCCTAAGCCCTTATAAGTGTTTGCAATCATCAGCTAAAGCCTGTAAAGCTTCGATCTTATAATACCCCTCAGGTATTAAGTCAATCGCATGAGCTAGAACAAACCTAAGCTTTCGCTGCTGTATATTTAAGCTAGTTATTAGTCCTTTCTTGGCTTTTATGTCATTTTGTAACCGTTTGTTTTCTTTTTGATTGATTTTTAAACCATTAGTCTTGCTTTCTAGTCGCTCCTTTAAGACTATTAGTTTATTGTTTATACCCTCACTTTCGCAGTAGGCTAGAATATAATCAGCTAAATCATGCTCGCTTTGAAATACTATCTCCCCTTCACCTTGTAGCTCTTCTAGGCTAGATAGATGGTCTAGTATTGATTGTTTGCTTATTGTCACACCAACCCCTCCTTAATCAATATCTGCATTAGGCTTACTGCTGTTTGGATTTCCTTGAAAGGCATGTATTCGCAATTAACTTCAAGATCACGATTAATTAAAATAACATCGCCATTAACGCAATAAGAATAAGTGTTCACTCCAAATATGGAGCGCCTTAGCTCCAATTCACCGCCAGCATACCCACCATCAAAAACAAACACACTGCATTTCTGTTCTTTGAATTTCACAATCACGCCTCCTCTGTTAGTGGTAGGGGTAGCGGCTGCCAACGGGTAACATCACTACTTTCAAATGAGCGCTCAACACAAGCAATATTTCCGTTGTAGTCTTTTTCTGCCTCAATATTGACAGTGCAAGCTTCCCACTCGCCGCAACCCCAGTACCCAACGACATACGGCTGACCATCGTCGTTATCTATCATTAATAGAACCCTCTCGCCTTGCTTTGGTTTGAATTCATCCACACCAACCCACGCGCTCTGGTCTTTGGTGTATTGGTCGATTAGGTCAATATTGTATGTGGTTGCTGCATCTGGTCTATTCTTATACAGCCACTCTCTAATCATCTGCTTACTCATTGCCTGCCTCCAGTTTGTCTGCGTGTTTTTCCGCTAAGTTACAGAAGTCACCCAGCACCATTTCTTCAACTTCTTTCATGCTGATATAGTCATTCTCTATCGCGCCTTCTATAGCTGCTATTAGTCCACGCACAGCATCCGCCCGCACCTTTGGCAGGCTGGCTTTTAGGTCGGCTAGTTCTTTTTCAAGCTCAATAGCTGCTTTACGTAATGCTAGAACCTGCTCGACTGTTACGTGTGGTAAGTCTTTAATACTCATGTTTTATTCCTATTAATATTTATCTAACGAATATCGCGCTACACGGGTTTCAACACCATCTGCGCGGGTTACCTTAACCATTTCAGATACAATGCCTTCTATCTCGCATACTCGGCTTCTGAGGTTATACACACCTAGCTTGTGGATAGCCTGTACACAAGTTAGGTATTTGTGGGTTTTAAACCATTT